GGATGTTCTAAAACACCCATCATAAAAAGATATTTACACTCGTAATAAGTTAACAATTTTTTATTGTCAACTACTTGTAGAATTTCTCGTTTTAATTCGTCTTGCTTACCAGATTTGATTAGCTCTTGAATTGGTTTAGCAGAACCGAAATATGTTTTCCAATCGCTTTCTTTTTGAACAACTTGAGTTGTTGGTTTGCGACCTCGGCCGGTTTGCTCTGCTAATTCTTTCTTCGTTAATTTGCGTTTAACGTTGTGATATAACGCCTTCTTTCCAAGATACGATACCCCACTCGGTATATGTGTAGTTACGTATATAAAACCAAAAGCGTTTTGAGGTAAATCCTCCATAGAGATAACCTCCTTATTTTTATATAACCAATTTTCCATAAATTATTTTTTTTTATTAAATGTATATACCTGTAAATATTACAGTTCCAGTTGGAGCACCAGGAGAATTATTATCAAATAAAATAGCTCCACTACTTGAAATTGAAGTTACAATAACAGCATCTGAAGGTCCTGATGTAAGTGCGTAATTTGCTGTAATCCAAGCATTTGTACCTAATGTTTTTCCGGCCAAAACAGGAAATACACTGCTTGTTGCTGAACCAGCAGTTATAGCTGTTTTACCAGCAATAAATTTAAAATCGCCTGAGACTACTCCTGATCCTCCATCATAAGATTGACCATTAATTTGGGTAGCATTAGAATTTAAAGAAAATGAAGATGTAATAGCTCGTGAAGCAGTAATATTATTTAATACACTACCTGAAAGTTCAAAAGTAGAAACTGTTTTAGGTGGTTTGGTTCCTGTTCCATCAACAACTATAGGATAGTAAACTCCTGAAGCAGTACTTGCTACTACAAGATTAGTAGCAGATGAAGCTGTTGCTGCTGTTGTAGCATTAGTTATACTACCTGTCATGCTTAACCCAGTAATATTAGAGGATCCAGTACCAAAAGCTGAATATAGTTGAGCTATATCGGATGCTTGGATTATATTACCTGTTGTTATATTTGATGGATCTAAAGTTGCCATAATTATCTATCTATGTTTATAAGTATTGTAGTGTCTGTTGTAGGTGATGTTGGAAGTGGTTGTGATAACTTTCCTATCGCTAATAATTGTTGGGCTTCATTATAAAGTCCTACTGTTGTAACATATGGACTAAAATAAGATGCTGTAACAAATCCGTAAGTTGTTCCATCAGTTGAACCTGAGATTATAGATGGGTTTAAACTAAAATTGTATTCGTTTTCTCTAATTGTACACTTGTATTGGGTTTCGTAAATTGTAAGAGAAGAAGAAAACGAACATGTTACATTAGATGATGTAACAAAGTTTTCAACAACAACTGCATCTCCAACCCCATACAAAGAAGAACCATAAGTTGCAGTTCCATAAGTATCTTGTCCTGGGGTACTATCACTTGTAATTACAGCAATACCATGAGTATATATTATTTGTCCGCAAATTTGTTGTGATGAAGAAAATATTAGGTTACCTTCTCCATCATCATAAATTGAACCACTTTCAGCAATCCACCTAAATGAACCTGGTTGGATATAATTACCGAATAAGCGAGAAGGGATAGATATTACTCCAATTTCAGAGTTTGATGCTGTTGGAAAATATCTTTCAAAAGTTAAAGTTGTTTGAAGATAATTAAAATATCTACCGTCTGAGGGTGTTGTACCTACTAAAACATTTCCTGCTGTATCACTACCAGGGAATATACTTCCTGTATTTACAGAATCACCATAGCTTGAGGTTAAATAATTTGAATAGTATAGTTCTTCAATTGAATCATATACTAAACGTTGATATTGAGTAGATACTTGACCGGTTGTAGGGTCTGTTAGGGGATCAAAAATAGATCCTGTAATGTTTTTTCCTAAAAATCTATCAATAGCAACATACGAACCTGTCAAAGCAGCTGCCCCTTGATAGTTAAACGACTTGTTAACTTCAAAGGGGACAATTGTAATGTCAGATGCTAAAAATTGTTTGTATGCGCTCATTCATTTTAGAAATCTAACTTAACACGAACTAAAGCTTCTTTGGTAAAGTCTTTTAATAAGGGTCTTGATAATTTTGCTACGGCTAACAACTGGTTAGCATCATTGTACAACCCTACAGTAGTAATATATGTTTGTGGATTATTAATAAAATCACTATATAATACTTCACCGGTTGAACCTGAAATGAATGATGGATTTTCTGAGTAGTTGTATTCTGAACTTCTAGGTCTTACAAAGATGTAGTCTGAAGTAATTGATTCTTGGGCATTAATATAAAAATCTCGTGTTGAACCTAAATTAGCTAAAGATGAACTTAAAGCTACATACAACGATGTATTAGGACTAACGTTAGGAGCAGCTGATGCTGTTGCTGAACCGCTGTATTGGAAGTTAATACCACCACTAATAGCAGGAGCAGCTAATGCTCTAGGATTTAAAATGATTGTTCCAATATCTGGTAGTAACCAACCATAAGATCCTGAATTTGCACTGTAACCATCAGTATTTAAAGCTCCAGCAGATATAACACCTGATGAACCTGTAATTAATTGAAATACTCTACCAGCTTCAGTGAATTGAACTGATGTTACATAATTGCTATTATCAGTTAATGTAATTGCACCACCAGTTCCAGAACCAGATAAGGTTAATGAAAGTGATCCTAAGAATAATGAATCTTTGTATCTTGCTCTTTCAAAAGTTATAGCAAAAAATTCTGAAGATGTAATTCCACCAAAAGTGAAATTTGTATTTTCATCACCGATCACTAAATCCTGCCACTGACCATAAATTGTAGAGGTAGGAGATAAACCGTTTACTGCAGTATTATATACTAAACTACCACTACCATTACTATTACCATAAGCAATAGCAAACTGTACTGAACTTGTAGCTGCAGTATCATATATGTTTAAATAATAGTTACCATTAGAACTAGCAACTTGTGTTGATGAGGTAAATACTGCGGCTAAGGCAGGGGCATTAGTTGACCACAATGTAGATGAAATAGCATCTGTGCTTACTACAAAATCGTCTGCTTCAAATCTTTTAAATGACATAGTCTATGTTTTAAGATACTTTAGTTACTGTTACTGGGATGGTTAGGCGAGCACCTGAATCTCTACCTTCTACGGTTAATGTAGCTTGTAATTGAGTATTTGAACCGAACAGTGTGTTAATGGTAGTTGCTCTTAAGTTAATTGTAGTACCTACTACTGTTCTTGATACTGAAGTGCCTAATGTTTGAGTTGCATTAGATAAATTAAGGGCTTGAACAGCGGGAGTATCTATACCTACACCTTCAAATTGACTAAACAATCTAACGTCTGAGATAGTTGCTGTGTATCCGGCTGTTTCATAAGTATTTCCACCTAAGTAGTTTAATGTTTGAGGAGTAATTGCTAATGAAGCACCTTGTTTAATAACGATAGCACTATAACCCAAGTCAAGAATAGGCATTTTAGCTGTACCTCGAGGTAAAGTAACTAATTTATACTTCATTACCTGTGTTGATTGAGGAAACGCCTCTAACAAAGGCATATTTTGAATTGCTTCACCGTAGTAAGCTGAACCTGAAGGGTGGTTTGGATTATAAAGAGTATAATCGATTTCGTCATCAGCTAAAGCAAACTGAGTGATTCTGAATTGTCCATCATTTTGAGCTAGCAGTTGGCGACCTGTGTCAGTTAAAATAGCATCTACTGTTACTACTGAATTGTTTAAATATCCCATTTTAAATTAAATGTTTTGTTATAAATATATATGAGTTTGACTTTATATTAAATTTTGGTTTTTTAGGTTTTGGATTATTGTATCCAAGTTAGATTCTAGTGTGGAAGAAAGATATTGAGGTTTTAATACTCCACCACTACTTCCACCAGCGGGTTTATCAACCTCTAGAATAATACTGGAAGGGTCTCCAACATATCTTCTTACAAAAAAATAATTTAAATCAGTTCCAGTAGGAATATTTCCATCAAGATCTAAAGTTACAATACTAGCAGAGCTGTAAACCCGAGTAATTGCAAATGCTAAATTTTCTGTTCCTTGGAATCTAATTTCATCATATGGTTGCAATTCAAAATCATTTACGATAGGATTAAATCCACTTCTTTCAATACTTGTTTGACGTTGACCGTAAAATTGGTTTAATCCACCAGCTGAAGGACTAGCTTGTAATATATTAGATGCCGATCCTGTTCTCCAGAAAGCAGTACAAATACCAGTACCTGGAAGTGGTGTTTGGGTTACTTTAAAGTAAGTATTTTCGTTTAATTCTACAATATCGTAATCGTAAGGATTATCATTTTGATAAGTTGTACAAGCTACACGATATAACGAAGATGTTGTAGCATTGTTTT